GTCGCTGCTATCATGACCTACCAATATCTGAAGCCGCTTCAAACCAGTGGCCCAGAGTCTGAACTGTCAGGAGCCTGGAGGGTTCCCAAGAACATCACTCATGTTCACAACAAGGGGACCCAGCCAGGATTTTCTGTACCGCATGGAGGCGAACAGACAGCTTTTGAGTTTGACAAGTTGACTTCGCTGTGTCACCGTTTGGAGTTCGTTGTTGGAGACCATCGTTCGAAGGCTGTTTCAGCCATCATGATTGGTCTTGGGAAATTCATCATACCCTCCCACGCCCTACCACCGTTTGAACCAGACGCAGAAACTTGGGTTTCTTGCCCAACTGTTATCTCTGGAGCGAAAGTGGATAAGGGCAGGTTGTTGTTTGATGGGTTCTGGCTGAAGGACTTCGCAACTGGTTCGAGTGATTATGCGATTTTGCATTTTGGTACGTCGCGTTTTCAAGCGCCACCACCGTTGTGCAAGCTCGTGCTCCCTCAGGACTTCAATATTGATAGTCTTGAGGGGTACATTGTGCAGCGAGCCACGACGAAGAATGGCCCTGTTATCGTGCCCATGCCGATCGCTATGACCCAGAGTGGAGTTACCCAGTACAAGGATCACCCCCTTGGAAAGGCTGCTCGTTACTCCATGACGAATTTGTTGCGTTACAGTGCCGACACAAGCCCAGGAGATAGTGGTTCCATGATACTTGCAAAAGTTAATGGGACTACGAAGATTGTTGGCTTTCACATATCCGCGAACGCGTCCGGCATTTGCTATGGGTTGCGCTTGTCTGACATTTTGCTTCAGACAAAGCCAAACAGCTCAGAGTGTGCCCCGTTGACTGATGGTTTCTTTGACGTCGAGGGTGCATTACGTCCGGAAGGTTTGCTCCCTGCTCCCTACAAGAAGATGCGTATGTCCAAGAAGACTTCACTTCGTGCTAGTCAACTGCAGACGTGTGCTTTGAAGCCAGGGTGTGAGCGCTTTGTTCCAACACGAGCACCTGCGGCACTTTCTGGACGTTTTGGGCCTGATAACGAGACCCCACTTGCGATTGTGATGAAGAAGAGGCACACTTTTTCCGCCATGCGGTATCCACCGCAAGTGTGCTATCCTGCCATTGTTGCTTTGATCCAGATGTATCCACAGATGCATCACAGCGAGCCCCTGAGCCCTGACCAAGCGTTGCAAGCTTATGACTCTATTCCTGGAGTTCAGTTAGCTACTTCTGCTGGGCTTATGCCTGAGGGCAAGAATCGCAAGTTGGATTGGGTTGTTCAAGATGGGGACCAGGTGCGTCTCAGTGATGAAATGCACAAACGGTTGCTTGACCGTTTAGCCGATCGAAGATCTGGCCTTCCCGTTGAAGTCTTTTGGGCTGTGTGCCTGAAGGATGAGACTCGTCCACTTGACAGAGTGTTGTCTGGTAAAACTCGGGCGATACAATGTGGTCCTTTCGACTACACGCTTGAGTGCAGACAGTACTTGCTCCCTTTCTTTCATGAGATTTGCAGTCATCACTGCGAAAAGCTCGTATCGATTGGGATCAATCCTCATGGCCCTTCGTGGGCCCGGCTTTATCGCCGTTTCACCCGTCCCGGGTGGAAGACGTTTGGTTTCGACTACAAGGCTTTCGATTGCAATATACCCACTGAGGTGCAGCAAATCGTGGCCGAGTTGTTCGATTACCTTGCGAACACCGGAGAGCGTGGGGAAATAGCTGCTCTCTTGCAGCCTGTTATCCGACCCATGCTCACCATTGGCAAC